ATCGGTTTTCCAAATATAAGCATATATCTTTTTTCCTAATTTTAGTTATACCCAGAAGGCGCAATTGCGATCCAGATAGTGTACGGCCTTTGTTAATATTTAAAAAGCTTTCGGGTCTCATAATATGCCCATCCCGTGACTGGTAATAAAAATTATATTTCGTCTCTCTCATAGATCCTCCTAAGTTATTCGTAATGCGGGACCGGCAACTCATCCGGGCCGAATTGGTTTTCATAGACCCGGGCCTCCAGGACCCGGTCATACCGGGAGCCATCCCGGTCAAGAGCCGGTTGTATCCTGGTCAAGGCTGCTTTGAGCTCGTCCTTGGTTTTAAAAACCTTTTTTAGATCCCGGTGTTTTTCACCGGCCGTATAGTACCAGCCGCCTTCTTCCTGGCCTCCTAACTCCCGGTAGGTTTGGTAAATTGAAATATAATACATAAGTCCTCCATAGTTTAAGTTTCCAGCGTCAACGGCCTACCATGGTCAGTGGTCGACCGTCGACCCGTGGTAGTTAATTGAAACAGGAGCTAATTGTTAAAAATGAACTACCAATTATCCTTTTATCACCATGGGATATGATGTCAACAAAAAAATTAAATTATTTTTGGAGGGTCTCCGCGACCTGTGACCAGGGAATCGGGTCCCGGAAGTTGTGTATCGGTGGATCGGAAAGCGGGTCACGGGTGGAGGGTCGAGGTTTGAAAAGTTTTAGCACTCTCTCCGAGGGGGTGTAAGTGATAATAAAAACTCGTCCACCATTTTTAACCCTCGTATAAATCCAGGCTTTTTGCCACTTGGAAAGAGGACTGATCTTGCTGGTGTTTACCTTTAATTCTATCCAACCTTCAACGCCATTTATGCAGTAATTTATATCAGGAATACCCTGAATAGTAGGACTCTCAATCCTTACGAAGTGCCCGTTTTTTATATTGTTTTTTAGTCTTTGCCATAGCTTGGACTCGTTTTTCTTCAATGCCATTTTTAGCTCCAGATAGTCCCTTTTGTAGATACGGTAAAAACCACTGATTGTCACGCACAACTTGACTGAAAGAATTGGCTAGTGCGTTGACAGTTACTTCTTCGTCTTCGTTCTTATACAACGCTCCACCTTCGGAATTTAGACCAGATTGGTAGACACAAGCGTGTAAAATTTCATGTAAAAAGGTATTGGCTTCTTGTCTAGGTTGCATGCCTTTTGCGATCTCAATTGTTGAGGCAGCACTCTTGAACTCACCAAAACTATCGTTGTCTTTAGACGGATGGAACTCTATTTTTTTAATTTCCAGGTCGTCATATCCAACTTTAATTTTTCTTTTTAACATTCACTTTAACCTTTCCAATTGAACTCGTTAAATGTTTATTATGAACCTGGTGAAACAAATCCCAGAATTCTTTTTCATTTATCTTGGCTATCTTCTGCGATGATGTCGATCGTGTTTTCTTTTGGTATTTCATTTTGCAGGTCTTTTATCTTTTCAATTAATTCGTCCTTTGACATCGTCGTTAAATCTTGAACCTTAATTTCTTTTTTGTCTATATAAAAGCCTGCTGCCTGCCCTAATCTAAATTCTGCGTTAACCGCTGCTGCATACTGGCCTTTAGCTTCTGCCTTTTGAGCCAAAGTATCTAATCTTTTTAAATGTCTTAAATAATCCCGGTAAGAGGAAGATTTTTGATCCCGTAAAGTTTCCATGTACGATACAACCCTAGGATACAAATCAGCATTAGTTAATTGCGATCCTATCTTAGAAGCAATCTTTTCACTGAAGCCTGCTTTCAAGGCAGCTTCTGTTTTTGTAATATCTGGATATCCAGCAACATAGATTTCAGCAAAACTTTGTTGCCTTGGGGTTAGCTTTTGTCTAGCCAAGTGAAGTTTTTTCATACCTAACTCCTATCACAAATTCAGACTTTCCTATAGAGTATTCTATACTTTTTTTATATACTAACTGGTAAAAACCCTAAAAGTACCCTGAAACCAGAATATAGTTAATTATACTATATATAATGCGGTAAATTCTTTCAGCCTAGTACCCTGAAAGTAGGCTGAAATTCAGCCTACTCCACCCTAAAATACACCGTATACTAGAAAATAAGCGATCATCTGCCACAATTTTATGGCAACTGGCAGAATCATCAGAGCACCTAGACCTACTAAAAAAAATAAAATCATACAGCCTATTTACATGGGATTATGCCAATGTCAACTAAAATTTGCAAAAAAATTTAATTATGTTACACAACTCAAGCACGCTAACCCTTTGGCGTGTAGAATAGGGGGTTACCTCCATGACTCCCTATTCGCTAAAAATATTTTTTAAAAATAACTCTCCAAAACCAAGATCGGAAAATAGATATCACAGTAAATATAATAGCGATCTGAAAACTTTCGAATATAGTCGGATGCAGGTCAAACAAAGGGAAAATCAGTAATTGGATTAAAGTAGCCAGTAAAAGACCGCTGCCAACGTCTATAAAAGCCTCTACTAAAGGCCGCACATACCCTCACACTCCAAATTAAATAAATCTGGTTCCTTCTCTTTTTCTTTAAAAACAACTTCTTTTAAGGGAAGGCAAGAACGATGGATATATAAATTATCCTTAACTTTATGATTTCCTTTTCTAATCGCTTCATCGATCTCACAGGCATCTTTGAATTCTTGTGGTCTATTTCTTTTCATATCCGCCCAAAATGCGTCATCATGAAAAGGACATCCGATACAAGCGGACTTTGCTGGTCTCCGTAAGTCGCGCCCCTCATACCATCGTAAGCAATCCTCTCTCGTCATCTTTTTTTCGATCAACGGCCAACGATTACATTGCCACCATATTCTTGCGGGTTTCATACGCATAATTTCGTCGGTGGAAATACCGATCCACATCTCTACCCATTTATCTTTAGGAAATCGTTTTCTAAATCCTACCCCCATCAACTCTCTCGTCTGTTTAATGATAGGCGTAATTTTGTATTCTCTCGTACATTGTCTACGCAGCATACCTTTTTTACCGGTGTCCGGGTTTTTGGTATAGAACGGTGCGGACGCAAAACGGTTTCCGCTCTCCGACATCGCGTTCATGATATCCTCTCTAATATTTCCGTATTGAATCGTATAGACAGGATAAGATAATTTGGTCTTCAACCATTCTAAATGTTCGTAGACTTGTGGCGGTTCCCAACCTGTGTCAGCAAAGATAGCTGCATCGGGTTTAACCCCAAACGCACCTTCCTCTGCCATTAATGCCATCGTCGAGCTCTGTACTCCTGCTCCTAAGGACAAAATACGCATTGCGGGCTCACCAGGAAACTTCGTACCCTCTTTGTTGTCTCCAGCTAATAATTTAAAATCTCCAGGACTAATGTTAGTGGACATACTTTCTTCTCCCTTTTTTATATGAGGCTAATAATTTTGTAATTCTTTTTTTCAATCCTTGTAAAGAATGATACATATTCATTTGATGTTCACTACTATCGGGTTTGAATTGATTAATCAACTTTAATAATTTATTGTTCGCATCATGCCATGCTTGGTTTCTTGGATCCATTGGATTGAACAGAGCATCTCCCTCAATAGGATAAGCACTCACTTCATCTAGCCTTGCAGCTAAAAAATAATATTGTTCTAAAAATTTTCGTACATCCGCCATCTATTTTATCTCTTCAAAAAAACTTTTTACTAATCTTTCATAATTCAATAACTCTTTGTTTTCAAAAAACTCTACCGTAAACAAATAACGCTCCTTGTCAAAGTTAAACACGGTATGCCTTACCTGATTATTAAAAATAACATATTCCCCCATAGTATACGGTAATTCTATAAAAGATCCACTCATAGTTATCTTTTCAGGAGAAAAACAACAAAAACTTCTACCTGAATCATTTAATAAAGCATTCACGCAAACGCCTCGTTCGTCATCTACATGCCAGTCATAATAAGTAGTTGGAGGCAGTAATAGCACGCCTGCTTGAAACGGGTGTAATTCATTTAACTGACGTAAGAAAGAGTCCTTTTGAAAAGTGGCTAGATCTACAGGCATGAGTTTAAAATTAAAATAATCGATCCAATGATCATAGTGTGCTGCCTTGACTAATAACTCTGCTCGCAAACTAGTCTGAATGCCTGTTTGCACAAAACAAGTGTTAACCATGATACACCTCCATAATTGCTTTGCCTATTTCTTCCGCGATTTGCGGGACGATAGCATTTCCCAATGCTTTAAGTCGGTGTGCTCTGCCGGATACCCCATGAGCCACTCGACCCACATCGGGTTCAAACTCCCACCTGCGTGGCCAGCTAACTTGCTCTTGGCTTTGATCTTTTCGTAATCCGTGTTCGGACCTGAGTCCTTGTAATCCCTCGAAGTCGGTGTCGGCATCATTTGTACCGCTGCCGTTAAATTGTGTTGCATGGCTTTCTTGATTCCTTTTCTCTTGATTAAGCTTTCTGGATTCTCCTGCCCCGATGCTCTCGGTGTTGGCCACAACATCTTCTCGTGTCTCACTTGATCGTTCAAACTGATTGGCATCTTCTTCTCTAATTTCATTTTCATTCTCTGTTCCGAACTGGCTCCCCTGTCGCAGTGTGCGTCGGGAGTTCTCCATAATCGCATGGTGTTGGGATCCACTTGTTCTCTCAGATTCGATGGTCGTGTTCTGCCCTTCCTCTGTCCTTGCATTAATTTGAGGGTTCCCTCTTCTGATCTTGGAGGTAAGTGATCCATTGTGTTCGGAGTAGCCCACAATCCAGACTCGTTCTCTTTTATGCGGTGCACCGATGCCTGCAGCTGGAATAATAAACGTTTGGACTTCGAAGCCTTCACTTTCCAAGTCAGAGCACACAGTTTCGAAGACCATGCCGTCTTGGATGTTAACAAGACCTTTGACATTCTCTGCAATAACGAAGGTGGGTTGGACTTCCCTAATGACTCTAAACATTTCTGGCCAGAGATAGCGGTCGTCGTTAGTTCCTTTTTGTTTTCCTGCAACACTGTAAGGCTGGCAGGGGAAACCACCTGTGATAATGTCAATTGCTCCGATGTCTTTTTCGATTTGGGTTCCATTCAATGTTTTAATGTTATCATATACGGGTATATCTTTCCAATGTTTATTTAGCACTAATTTACAAAAAGGATCCATTTCACAGAATGCTTTTGTTGTAAAACCTGCTTTTTCTAAACCTAAAGAAAATCCTCCAATCCCACTAAACAAATCTAAATGATTCATCGAGTGTCTTTATACACTCTTATCACCGCTTGACAATCTTTAAATGTCATTTTATGTTTTTTCATATTAAAAGCAAAATTACAGAAAACAATATTACGAAGCGTATACCCTTTCTTCGGATCTAATTTATCTAAAGAAATATTACTCCAGGTAATCGTACCTCGATGCCGAATGAAAGTTAAAGGTTGTAAGGTATAGGCACAACGCTTGCCGTATTTCTTTTTGTGTTTCTTCCAGGAAGCAAACAACTGAGGTAAGGTAATGGTGAAAGGTACTTTATCTTTTTTTGCACGCAATCTTGCTCGGACAAACATATCTTTAATCCAATTATCTTCTTTTTTAAATCGGTTAATTTCTATTTGTTTATACTTTCCTGGGTCCTCCGCCCTCCTCTTTCTGCGTCTCGCATTAATACGATCGCGATGCAGCCTATAATATTTTCTTTGAATGGAATCTTTTATCATAATAATTTTTCCGCCAGTAAATATAATCGGCTTGTCCTTCGCTGAAATAAATTTTCTTTTCATCAATCATGCGATGAAATTTAGTTTGCACGTATGACGGATCAAATTGTGCGTAGTAACAGACCATCTCAAAATCATTATTGGCATCAACAAACCAGGTGAAGGCATTGTCTTTATGCATAATCAAAGGTCGCTCCATGCCTTCGTAAAAAACATCTTCAAAAGCTTTTTGTAACACGGCTCTCCACAATCTTATTTCTGGGGAATACTCTCTATCTTCAAATTCGTTTCTAAGTTCAAAATCCATAGCTCCAATTAGAGGTGGCCGGTGTGGGGGTTGAATGGTAGTTCAATGTGGAAAGTCCGACCACCTGTAATTCTAATTTACTTTATGACACGTAAACCTCTCTGTTGTACGAGTTCTCGTCGTGCCTCAAGGTATTTACGATCTAGGTAATGTAAAAATTCCATGCCGTACTCGGGGAAACCATAAGTGCAGCCTGCGTATAGACCAAATAAAACCGATTTGATTCGGTTGTATTCTTCAAAATTTGTTTTGGATGCAATAATGTTTAAAGCATCTTCTAATTCTTTATCTATCGTTACCATTTCCTAAATATAAACCAAATTAAAAACACAGTTAGAGCAAACATATATTGCCATAACTCTATTTCGTTATACATGTGCTCAGTATACAGGCTGATGTGTGACGGCGCGAATGCGCTTTGGTTTATATTTAGTTGAAATTGGCATCCTTTGCAACTACTTTTTTGCTTTTCCGTTTACAGAATTACTAAAGGCTTTATGCTTCTCGACTTGAGAAAAGAGTCGTTCTACGTATTTTTCAGGAGACATTCCCTTTAAATCCGCTCTTCGTTCGATGTCTTTACGAACCAGTAAAGCTACTACTTCTACTGGTTTCCGTTCGTCTTTAATCCCTAAAGCACGAATCACTTTCCAGGTATCATGACGGATAGCTACTGATTTCCATTTATTGATGTCCATTATTTTCGTTCTCCTTTATTTGTTTAAGTTTAAATGCTGCATTATCCCGGTATCCTTGTTGCACTTTAGCTGCTTGCTTTTCCATCGTAGAATTACCATGCTCGTCTTCGTGGATCGTGTAACTGTCTTTACCATCAAAGTAATAACCACTAATCGTTAAGTTTTTTTTCTTCATGTTTAAACTCCCGTAGGTTAGTTGCTTTGGATGCATAGATTCGATACACTTGTTCGAAGTAGGGGTTGTTAGGAGAGGCTCCCCAGCCCTTGATCTTAGAAAGGCGGTTGATCGCATGGATCCTTTTATCTTTCCAAGAAACTAATTCTTTAATCTTTGCCATTTTGTAAACACCTCCTGTATAAGATTTCCTACCTCTAAAAATTTATCGTGAAGATCTATAAAACTTTCAGAGTAAAGTTTTTGTTTTTCAATCGAGTTAGTAAACAGTTTTAATGTTTTCTCCCTTTTATCCAATTGAACCGTCATTGTTTCTATGTGAAATTCATCTAAAGACTTAGCGTCTTTATACGAATCACTTGTCCTACCATCGCTAGAAACTTGCAATGTTTGATCTACCATTTTTTTCATATCCCACGATAATAGTGTTTGATATATCATTGTCAAGAAGAAATTTTAATAGTAGGTTGAACTATGTTCAAAACTTTCGCTTTATTTGGAATGATATGTGTATTCGATCCTGATGTTAAAATTTTTCAAGAAAATTGTTTTAATGTTTGGGAAGATCCACCAGCTCGTTATGCAACTTTACATGAATGTGATAATGCAGGTAAAAAACTAGGTATTAGAATACGCACACAGCTTGAAAATAAAGGTATTATTATAACACAAGGCGAGCTTTGGTGCATAGAAACTACCAAAAAACAAGGGTCTTGACAAATACTCCCACGGAGATTAAATTAATCATATGAAGTTGTATCTTTTTAAGTCCTTCTATGCTGGTTTTGAGATAGAGGCTAGGGTAGAAGCCAAAGACGATGAAGATGCAAAAAAACAGTATGTTTTGGCTCTGGAACAGGGTGATTTTTTGATAGATAAAAAGAACTTCAGGTCTCCTAAGCTGATTCATACAACATTTGAGGAGATTGACCGTGATATTACAATCCCAGTCACTTCTACAAAGGAAAATGGCTTTAGAGCAGAAGTGGGCAAAGTCATTTCTTGAAGAAGGTAAAGTGACACTTGAGTGTAATGAGATTGATCAAGAGATCAAAGAATTAAAAAGATTAATGATCTCTAACGATGAGTTTATTGCACACAAAACAAATATGGATGCTTTTAGCATCGCTGGCTAGTTAAGTCAGAGATTTATCGCTGAAGTTGCGTTTTCTCTTAAGGATATTCTTCGCTTTCGTCTAAACTAAAATTGATCGTATTGTATAATATCTTACCGTTAATATGTTGTTTGCATTTTTTTAAACATATAGGACAAATAAAAATTTGTTTTTCTTCCGTTCGTTCTAAATTAACGACTACACTACAATGAGGACATTGACCTAAATTAACTTTAGAATCTTCTTTATAATTTTTTACACTCACCCCAACTAGCTCCTGTCTCTACATCTACCTTTGATGGCACTTTTAATTCTTCGATACAATGTTCCATAATATGTTTTATATCTTTTACGTCTTTATCTCCCGCTCTTACATTAAAACATAATTCGTCATGAATTTGAAGTAGGGGTAAAAATCCATTTTTAAAACACTGCACCATTGCTACTTTAACTTGATCGGCAGCGGATCCTTGAATTAATCGGTTTAATGATTTAAACGTACCAGATCTTTTAATTGCATTTTTACCATACGCTGCAATAGCTTGATCATAAGGTACTGCTTTATGTAATCCCCAAGCTTGCGGTTCCCAAAGATCAAATCTACATCTTCTACCTTTTAAAGTTCTAACCGAACCATATTTTTCCGCAGAATCCATACATCTTCTTGCTAGTTGTTTTACAAAAGGCACTCTGGTATTATATTTGTTTAAAATTTGATCCGCATCTTCTTGTGAGATCCCTAGTTCTCTCGCTAATTTTTTTACACCCATTCCATAAAATAATCCAAGATTAATTGTTTTCGCTTGAGTACGAGGTATGTCGGCCATCTCTGCTACCGTTTGATGAAAGTCTGCATCTTCTTTTTGATACGCTTTTAATAATTCTCCAGCACCTTCATAACCAATAGAAACAGCATAGTGGACTACAATCCTAGGCTCTTGTTGGGAATAATCAAAACTACCCCATTGCATTCCGCTATCTGGTTTGAATAACGATCTTATTTTAGGACCGAACTCTACATTCCTAGCGGGTACTTGCTGCAGGTTAGGATTGTTATAACTTAATCTACCGGATACGGTTCCTCCACCCTCTCCCCGTAACTGGTTAATCGAAGCATGAATACGACCTTTATGTGTAAATTTAAAGATAGAATCAATAAAAGTAGCATGAAACTTATGTGTTTCCCTCGCTTCTCTAATTAACTTTGCTATTTTATGGTCACAATTTAACAACCAATTAGCCGTGAAACTAGGCTCTTTTGACTTTTCTGTTAAGGGATATTTAATATGTAATTTATCAAAAGCTTTCGCAATGGATCTTGCAGCGAATATATCTACATCTACATTAGCTTCTTTTTTAATAGCATGTAGTAATTGTTTTTCTTTTTCTACAAATTCTGTTTTTAATTTTTGTGCTTGTTCTAGATCTACTTTAATTCCATGTGCCATCATTTCGTGTATGACATGAAAGACATCACACTCTAATTCAAAAATATCTTTTAACGATTCTTTTTCTATTTTAATTTTTAAATACTGCCACAGTTTTAAAGTTAAGGCTGAATCTTGTTCTGCATAGAAACCGACATATTGTGCGGGTAGCTTGTACATTTCTCCTTTAGCATCTACTCCCCATTCCGCAGCTGAGTTTTTTAATTCCTGCTCTGACTTTGTTTCTCCTAACCAGTCATAAGATAAAGCATTCAAAGAATAAGAAAATCTATTTTCGTCTACTAACGCGGAGGCAATCATCGTATCAATGATCCTACCTTGTTGGATCCGTACTCCGTGCGCCCTTAACCAACCTACGTCATAATGTGCATTGTGAAAAATTTTATCTCCAGGACCACTACAAATCTCTTGCACCCAATCCATCACCATTTTGTAATCCATGTTCGAACCAGACTCATGAGCAACCGGGTAGTATCCATTAAAACCATCAGCAGCTACCGATACTCCTATGATGTTTCCATCCATGGTAGGCCAACCAGGTCCTTTATCTTTGATGTTAGGATCTTTTGTTTCCAAGTCAATGGCAATCTCCTTAGCTTCTCTTAAGTTAGGAAAATGAGTAGGAGTTTTCCAATCGGACTCTTTAAATAAAAAATTAATCTGATGTGTCATGTTTACTTTCTCTTAAATGTTGTATTTCTAAATCGCAGTAGTGTTTAATTTTCTCTAACATACTTACAGGACCATCTGGGTGATTATACAAACGGCTAGCGTATTTAATAATATTAGACTGCGTAACATTAAAATTATTAATACGAGAGTAGGTAAAAGGTTGTATTTTTAATTGTACATAATGATCTCCATCTACCTGATACATATTAGGAAAAGTTTTATTAAACATGTCTTTATCTGTCATTTTCGTACCTCACGTTGTTTAGTTCACTAAGCATTCTACACAAAGGAAATGTGTATTCATGATTAGATCTTAAAAGATGTAGTTCTTGTTTCGCTCGGGTTGCTCCGACATACCATACTCTAAATTCAGAAGATCGTTCCAACCCAATTTTTGATTTAAGATCAGCAGGCCAACAACTCTTTTCATACAAGACAACATGGTCTGCTTCTCCACCTTTGATAGAATGAATAGTATCAATAATAATATTTGATTCATTTAATATATCCTTACCATTTTCTAAAATATTTTCAAAATATAATTTGTCTTTATCAGGAAAATTTCTATCAAAAGTAACTGTCCAGTGGTCTTTCGGTACTTCTAGTCCTGCTGATTCGTGTAAAAAATCATACGTTAAAGACTGGTCGTGTGGTATTGCTAACCATTTTTTGGACTCCATGCTCCTCCATCCGTAAGCAATATCATTGATATACGTGTATAAGATGCCGATATCTTCTTTAATAATACTCTCCCCATTCATTAATTTACTCCACAATTTAATCGCCTTATATTTGTTGATATCAAAAGATTTAGATCCTTTGGTGTCCTGGAAATATAAACCCATTTCTTTTGCATGACTTTTCATTTCATTTTTTATTTCATTGGTTCTCGTCAAAATCAACCAGGTTCCTAATTTTCGAAAAGGAATATCCACTAAACGATTATACGTATGAATAGCACCCGTCATTTTTTGTGGTTTAAAATCTTTAGGTACTCTGTTCTTTATGTGAGAGGCAAGGTATTGAGAGTAATCATGAATCATTAAAGGTAACCGGTAAGACTTAGAAAGCACCTTATTACGACCTGGAAACCTTGTATAAAACTCAACATCCGCTCCATTCCATTCATAAATAGCTTGATCATCATCGCCTGCTAAATATACTTTATCTGAATGAATAGCTAACTTCTCTACCAATCTCCACTGTAAAGGTGTAAGATCTTGCGCTTCATCTACAATTAATACTTTAAGAAAGACATCTCCGCCTTTTTCTAAATACTCAATTAACATATCGGTGAAGTCTACTCGGTGGTCTTTTTTATATTCCTCATACGATTCAATAATCAGTTTAAACTTAGGCCACACCACTCGTTTTACTTTTTCTTCTTGGTATTGCTGCATTGGATCTATCATTCTATTTCTTGCTTTATCGTAGATACGAAGCGACCAATCATTCCAAACTGAAACACCATTATGTTTTTCATAACCTAGCTTTGGTAGATTAAGAGCTTGAGCAAATTCTACCATGTCTACTTCTGGATCAATCACAGGTTTTTTCTTAAAAGCTTGTCTACAAAAACTATGGATCGTTCTAAAATTTCTAATATCATCATCACTTAAATCAGGAAATCTTTTCCTGGCTCTGTCTCTCGCTTCATCTACTGCTTTGTTCGTAAACGATAGATAAGCAATTTGCGAGGGTAAGATTCCTCTTGAAAATAGTTTATCAAGACGATTAAGAAGAAGAGTCGTTTTACCTGTTCCCGGTGGACCAAATATCTTAACTGTCTTGTTCTTCAAAAGGAGCTCGTTCTCTTTTGAATAATACATTAGACCTTTCTATAATTGGCTGTTCTACTTTTTCTACATACCAAATATTTTTTAATTTAAGTTTGTCAAAATATTCTCTTTTGGTACATCCATTCTTTTTCAAGAAATTAATAATCTCAAATTTTTTAATCGATTTATTATTTTTTTTCACAAATCGTTCAAAGGTTTTATATTTAAATACAATAGAGTTTTTATGCAGATACCACATATCCGCTTCTACCTGCGTTGGATTATCTGCTTGTTGTGTTTCTTGTGTGAACTGAATAAGTGTATCTTTAAATTCTTCTGCAGATTCTTTTTGCTCATCATAGCCTTCAATGTCTTGTTGCATTTGTTTTAATTGCGTTAAAAATTTTCTATACTCTTTGTCTTTTAATTTCATCCAAACAATGTCCGCTTGATCAAATAATTGTTCCGATAGAAGCTGCTGTTGATTTAATTGTTTACCGTTTAATTCTACCGTGCGCTTTCCAATCGTTAAAAAATAAATAGGTGGATTTGTTTTTAATCTTTGAAACGAATCAATAGAAGGGATATACGAACCAGAATCTATTCCATATTTTAGTTCTTTACATAACGATGCATTACAATGACCTTTCATAGGCATGTCATTACATTTATATGCGTATTCTTTTTTCTCGTATTGTTTAATTAAATTTTGTACTTCTTGTCTTGGTAAAGGTTCGTTAAACGAATCATTACGATCCCAAACTTCTTTTTGCCAACCGTCTGGATTTCTTTTCTTAGCTAATGTTGCAAAGGCAGTTAATGCATTGTTTCGGTAACCATCGGTGCATCCGTTTCTAATCAAAGCTTGCAAACAAGGTGGAAACTGATTGAACTCATCTTCCATTTGTTCCTCGGCTCCTCCAACCGTAATGCTGTTAAACTCTTCTGGTGTGACTTTATATTTTTCTACGAACTGAATTAAATCGGTAATAGGCACTCCTTGACCATTATCGTACATGGCATATCTTGTAGTCCTAGCTGCTTGTTGATAGGGAATGTTTAACCAATTCCCTAAATCATTTTTATGTACCATGATTTCTCTTTGCTTAGGAAAGATCTCACAGCTGGATAAACCTAAGTCTGAAGCAAGCATGGTTAATTTATCAATCATGTCGGATGCCGATACCGTGCCTCGGATATGTAAAAATAAATGTACACCTCCCGATTTAGATCGGTAAGGAACCAACGGATACTTACGGTTACGAACGACTGAAATTAAAACTTTGTGATCAATATTATATTTGTCTACATCAATACATCCCCAGGAACAGGTGTTGTCTTGACGAATAGGAATGATTCCTAAATTAATTTCTCCATTTAAATGTCTTTGAAATAATTCGGAGGTAACAGGGGCACGCTTGGTTGTAGCCTGCCCCTTTTCTTTACCTGTTTTTAGATCTCGAGCACCCGCAAGAAAGTATTCGCCATAAGCGATATCTAGACCCGCAAATAACTCTTTGAACTGTTCGACCATTAGAAAGGTGCTTGTTCATCCTTTACAGGTTGCTGCACAGCTGTTTCCATAGAACCTTCTGATTCATCTGGTGCAACTTGCATGTCGCCTTTCTTAACGTCGTTATGGAACGATTTACCAATCTGATAAACGTCTTGGCTTACATCTCCTATATGATCTATCATATATCCAGACCAAGAACGATCACTCTTGCCAGACTCCAACACAGATCTCAATTTATATACTTGAGACCATCTCGGTAAGTCTACCACAGTATCATTCACCTTACGTTTCTGATTCATGATCATTGCGTTCCATTGTTTTGATTTTTTGAACTGAGTCGACTTCATGTACACTACAGCTTTTTCAACATAGTTTTGATCCTTGTCCAAGATTAAAACATAGTGTTCTCCGTTCGCCTCAATATAATTTCCGTTTTCCAAATAATCTTTAGCACCTTTTCTTGTAGTCTGCTGTAAGATATCGGAGTTACCTGGATACTCATTTATAGGAGCTCCTTGTTGATTAGGATTCCACTCTTTATAAACAAGTTTATAATAACAAGGAACGACAAAAATTCCTTCCTTACCATCATAAAGTTTTTTCGTTACACTATTGAAAAACATCAAGGGTCTTGCGTTTTCAATGTATGACGGCCCACCAGGATTACATTCAGGTGATGTAGATCCTAATAGTTTTAATCTAGGTAGCGTAATATCCTTTGTCGTGATATTATCATGACCTAAATCTTGCTCCTGAATTGCAAGCGATGCAATGTCAAAAGACTTTTTCTCTACTATTTGTGTGCTCTGTTTTTTTGTGTTAGCGTTTACGTTTTGCATATTTACTCCTTCGTTTTGATTGAGGCTCTGTTTGTGACATATGTATTAAACAAATCACCAGGTACAGATCTTCCCTTTTCCACTTGTTCTTTGAACCAAGCTTTTAAAGTAGAAGAGTGCACATCTGTTTTGTGTTCTACATCTGCCAAGTTTTTAGATTTTAAATAGCTAAGAACCTCTTTAGCCATTGTATCTTCTGCCATACCTAAACTCACATTAATTTGATTCTTAATCAAATCACCGTGATTGTTGGATCGTAACCATGTAAAGGCATCGGGCTTTTTTGCAGCATCAATTTTAATGCCGTAAAAAGGCTTAATTTCAATGACGGTTCCGTCATTAAATTCCTTTTTCCTTTCATGAATTTCTTCCATCAAGGAAGGTATGATTTCGTCTGTAAGCTTCATCCTTTGCGCTTTTTTCTCAGATAGTATTTCCTCCATCTTTTCGATTTCGGCATTTACTTCTCTCAGTTTAATGCACTCTTGAGAAAGCTTACTGGATGTTTGAGCATCCATGTTCTCTAGTTGATTTACCATTCTAACCTCCAATTAGACTATTTATTTTATTGCAAAATTAAGTCAAGCATTATATTAGGTGGATGTGGAAAGCAAGTATATTTTTAAAACAGAACCGTATCAACACCAACGGGACGCTCTACAAGCTGGTTGGAAGCAGTTTTCCTATGCTTATTTCATGGAAATGGGTACAGGAAAAACTAAAGTATTGATTGATAATATTGGAGTTTTATTTCAACAACAAAGAATTGAAGCAGCTCTCATTATAGCACCTAAGTCTATTGTAAGAATATGGTCGGACGATGAGATCCCAATGCATTTAAATGTACCACATGAAATATTATTGTGGAAACCTACCTTGAAAGAAAAAGTAAAAGAAGATTTTTTAGAACCGAATCATAAACTTAAAATATTAATTATGAACGTAGAAGCTTTCTCCTCTGTGAAAGGATTAAATTATGGAGAAAAATTTTGTAAACAATTTAAAAATTTAGTTGGTATTGATGAGTCTACTACGATTAAAAATACTAAAGCAAAAAGAACTAAGAATATTTTAAAATTAAAAAAGATTGCACATTATAGAAGAATTTTAACAGGTTCACCAGTCACTAAAAACCCATTGGATTTATTTGCTCAATGTAGTTTTTTAGGCAATCATCATTTAGGTTTTGATTCGTTATATACTTTTAAGAACAGACATTGTCATTTTGATACAGTGTATTTAGGGGATCGTGAAGTCTCTACAGTGGTAGGTTTTAAAAACTTACATGAGATTGAAAATAAATTAAAAACATTTTCTTTTAGAATACGTAAAGATGAATGCTTAGACCTACCCGGTAAAACTTATAATGTAGTGTATACGGAGTTGACTGATGAGCAAAAGAAACTTTACAATCAAATTTCCGAAGAAGCTCGTGCTAATTTATTTGAAAACGAAATGACAGTTAATAATGTACTGACAGAAATACTTAGGTTACATCAAATCACTTCAGGATTTTTTAAAGGTGAAAGCGGTTTAGTTGAACTTAAAAATAATAAATTAAATATCATGATGGAAGTGTTAGAGGACATAGACGGTAAAGTTATTATCTGGGCTAACTGGATTCAAAACATCACTCAAATAGAAAATGAACTGAAAAAAACTTATGGGGAGGATAGCGTCGTATCTTTTTATGGAGCAAAGACTACAGATGAAAGACAGGATGCTATTAAAAGATTTCAAAAAGACGATACGTGTAGATTTTTTGTAGCCAACCCTTCTACCGGAGGTTATGGAATTACTTTAACACAAGCCTCTACGGTTATTTATTTTTCTAATTCTTATAATGCAGAACACCGAGTGCAATCGGAAGAAAGAGCTTACCGTATTGGTCAAACCAAAAAAGTTACTTATATAGATATTATTACTAAAGATACGGTGGATGAAAGAATTGTTAAAGCGTTGAAGACGAAGTTTCGTTTATCGGCTCAGACACTTGGCGAGGTTGCTCGGACTTGGATTTAGCTTTGTATCTATCATAACGATCCCACCATTTATTTACATAATTTAACATTTGGTCTTCGTTAATTTCAAATAATTGAAACTCTAAATCTCTCGTACACATTAAAACAGCGCCAGTTAATATTTCACCGTGATGTCTTTTATGTGCTTCAGCATAAGCTGCAAGTTGAATAAAATAATCTTCAATCCATTCTCTACGTTTAGGTTTATTCGTTTGTTTAAAATCCATGATAGCAGGTTTACCTTTATACAAACCTACAAGATCTGTAGTCCCTGCGTATTGATCTGTATAATGTAAATGAACTTCCGAACCCCATATTTCATTAATATTATCAAAAGCCTGGTCTATAATTACATTAGCCATTTTAAAAGCATGTTCTTCATCTTTATCTTTGGGTTGATAAGTCTTTCCAATAATATAATCTTCTATCGTAGCATGCATGGCGGTCCCTATTTTGGATGCTTCGTCTCTAATCTGTTCTGCTTTTTCTTTTCCTACTTTTGCGATCCATTTATCTAAACCTGATTTATCTTTAGTAGAAGAAAGGATAGTTGTTACAGAGGGCATCCGAACTCCTCCATCCGCATAATGTCTTACGCCTGAAGTTGCCGTCTGTCTGTCTAATGTTTTGTAATTATATTTTTGAACGATCACACTGCATTTCTATCTTATTGGAGATAAAAGTACAGCTAAAACTATTGCAAAAGCACCGCCTAAAACGTATTTTTCTAGTCGGCCTATTCTATCTTTTAGTTCTTGAATTTGTGCAAATGTTTGTTTTTGCATGATTCGACATAATTTTTCATGATCTTCTATTTTTTGCATAGCGCTTCTTTGAACTGTTTTAGGCATTATCCTTGACTCCTTTTTGCAATCGCTTGACTCAATGTGTCTTGTGGAAATAAAGTAGCAATTTTATCTGGAATAGATTGTTGAGCAAACATACTAATTTGAGGAACCTCTTGCGGAGCTGTAGGTGCTGGTGTAGGAGCGGGTTGCGCCGGTTGAGTAGGCTGTGTTGTAGGAGCCATGGTCTGCGGTTGAATGAAAGGTGATAAATTATCGATAGAAAAAGCGTTTGAATCTTCTACGTCTTTCATTAGCATTTGCGTTTGTATACCTACAATTCTAGAAATTTCAGCAATATCTCTTGCATTACCTGCTCTAATTCCTCTATTTAATAAATTCATAAATGCTCGTGACCCCATTAAACGAGACATAACATTTAATTGTATTAACAAAGGTGCTCTTCTTAATGGATTTAACGCAATAGATGCTGCAACAAGACCTCCAGATAAAGATGATTTTTGACCTAAGAAAGTAGCTTGGTTAGCAAAATCAAATAGTTCTTTACCTAATTCTTTTCCAAAAAAAGTTTCTAAAGAATCTTTTCCTCCTAAATCGACAATTTTATTTAATAGTTTTTGACCATTTAATAAAACTCCATCTGAAACAGATGAGGTACTATCTATCACTTCTTCTAAAAGTTTACTTACACCAGCTCTTCTTATTTGTTGGAGTTGCTGTTCTTGTCCTGTTTCTTTTAAAAATTGTTCAACTCTTGTAAATTTTTTAATGTTGTTTTGTGAGAATAAATAATTAATAGCTTGTCTACCTTCCATCCCTGGTTTGGTTAAATCACCTAAAAAGGTTTCAAATTCAGAATACTTTTTAACTTTAGCAACTTCATCATTAAAAACTTTTAAAAGATCTCCTGTGTTTGTGATATCTTTATTTGCAAGTTTACCTGTAAATATTCTATTATAAACACTTTCATCAATAGTATCTGCATTCCTTGCTAACTCTTTTGCAAGTCCTACTAATCTCGCTGTTTCTTTTTTACCCATAACAAGTTCTAAAGTAGATGGAGTTTTAGCACCTGTTGGTTTTGCGAATTGTAAAACTTTATCTAAAAATTGTTTTGCTTGAATTCCTCCAGTTGCATTATTTCTAGACACTCTAAGTAATTCTGCCATTACATTATTAGCTAAGAATAATTTTGTTTTTTCTACTTCTAATGGTTCTAAAGCTGTTCTTCGTAATTCTTGTGCTGGTGTTACACCAAGTCTTTCTGCTTCTGGTTTTAATATTCTTTTTGGATTACTTAATACTTTAAGTTCTTCTTTACTTAATGGTTGACCCATTTTATTAATAGATTTTTCAAAAGATTTCCCAGTTCCAAATTTAATTTGTTTTAACACTCTTGCTAAATCATCTGGTTTATTTCTTAAAGTAATTCTAGTAAGTTCAGCAGGATCTATAGCTCCACGTTGAGTGGTTTGTTTAATTAAATTGTTAGCTAAACCTTTATCAAATTTATTTTTATTTGTTTCAACAAAATCATCAGCAATACTTTTTAATCGTAAAGCTTCTTGTAAAGTTTTTTTATCATTCACTGCTTCTTTTAAAACTTGATCATATAATTTATTATTAGTAAATAAATCTCCATATTGATCAATATTATTTGCTACAATACTATAAATTTCATTTTGTTGTGCTCTGTTTAAATCTGTAAATCGTTTGCTTGCAAAGTCTTCAAAGCTTACCGATCCTTTTCTTAAAACATCTAAAATTTGTTTTTGAACATTTGCATCTAAACTTTCTGTTAATAAACGAGGATTAGATTTTAACCATTCCGAAATAACTTTTTGTTTACCAAGTTCCGTTACATATTTTGCTCTAGCAAAAGGAGATCCTTGAATTGCTCCCCCTAACATATTAGACGCTCTAGCTAAAATAGCTTTAGGAATACCCATTGTTGTTGGATTATCTGAAAAAGCAATATCATCTAAGTATTGCCTTAGTGTATTAGCTTGCGTATAAGTCAACATTGGTTTTCTTGCTTGAAGATAACGCATAACTTGTTGAACTGCTTTATCTTCCATAAAAATATTTTTCTTTGCTGCTTCTTGAAAGAACATTTGTTTAATCGGAGTTGCATCTACAATTCCTTTATCACCAAAAGCCTTATCTACTCTGCTATATAAAATACTTCCTTCTTTTTGATAATTAACATAAGCTTGTTGAGCATTTTTTAACACTTCGTTAGAAGTTATTTTAGGAGAAGTTTTTGGTAATTGTTCTTGTAATAAATCCCCCAGCAATCTATCAATTTCTTTTTGTGCTTGTCTCGTACCGATAGAAGCTTGTTCTACAGTATCTTTAAATACAGTAAATGCGTTTTCCCCACCTTCTCTATAAGTTTTGAATAAAAATTCAGGGTTTATAAATTCATTTTTAAATAATTTATTATATTGTTCTTCTCCGAATGTTTTTTTTGCAAGTTGTTGTAGTTTAGCTGAATAGGCATCTAAAGCTTTAGAAGGTGTTCCAAAAGTTGTTCTTGGTCCTACTTTAGTTAATTGAGCTAATTCACTAGATGCTTCTTTAGCTACATCTACACCTCTAGATTTAAGAATTAATTTTGTCATTTCATTATTCATAAATCTTTGATTGTAATATTCTCTTGGATTACCAAAAATAGTATCAAACATCCCTTGAAATCTTCCAAGAATAGGTCTGTCCGTTGCTTGTAATATAGAAGGTAGTGCTCCTCTATCTTGTGCTTCTTGCGCTAACCCTTGCGCAATGGGAAGTTTAGGATCAAATCTTCTGTAAGATAATAAACTTGGTTGATACCCTTCTGCGACTAAATTTTTTTTTGCATCACTAAATCTAGTAAATAAATTTTCTGCAGTTGTTTTTTGTCCCGGTGCTAATAGATATCTAAAGATACCTCTTAACGCTCTTCCAATACCTTCTCCTCCAGCCGAAAGAGCTGTTTCGTATGCAATATCTTGCCAAGGATTAGACAGCTGTGTATCTTCACCATTAAAAACAAATTCGTCTAAAGCTTTACCAACACCTCCCCCTAGACCTACTACAGCCATTGCTGGTATGGTGGCCATACCTCCTGTTGCTACAGAAGCTGCAATTGCTCCTAATACAGGTAAACCAATTGATGATTTTAATTCGGCTAAATCGTATAAAAAATCTGGATTTAAAGGATTTAAATTACCAAAAAATCCTAAGTCAGCGTCTATTGCTCTTCCTCTTTTACCTTCTGGTAAAGGATCTTCTCCTATTTTTTTTAAACCAATATCATTTAAATAATAAGTTCCGTCAGCCGTTTTACCAAATCCTTCGGTTCCAACTTTTCTTTTTAAATACTCAACCCGTTCTGCTTCATTATCTTGTTCAGCAAAGTTAGATCTAAAATCATAGTTTCTTACACCAGAAGTTAAATCAATCGTATCATCTTTGCCAAAAGGATTAGTAAAATCTAGTTGAGATTGACCTGTTCCTCCAAACCCAAATGGATCTTTTTTCTGTTGTTGTTGGTATTGAAGTTGTTTTAATTTATTTAACTGATCTACATTAAGATCTTCTAAATCAAGTTGTTTTCCCTCTTTGAGAGAGTTTAATTGATCTACTGTTAAATCTTCTAAATCTAGCATACATAACCTTTATTTTTCATCTTTTTTAGATGATTTGTTTTTAATATGTTCATCAAGAGTTAGACCAGATCTATTTCCCAAACCTCCAATAGAACCCGCTCCAAATGGAGCAGAGAAATTATAATCGTAACTAGACTGTGCTCTGACTAAACTTTTTTCTAATAAAACTTTTAGTGTATTCATTTTATTTTTTAAATCTTGAGGATTTTTAAAATAACCTAGTTCACCAATATTTCTTTTTAATAATTCTAATTCATTTTTACTTACTGGTTTTAAATCTTTTAATAAATCAGTTAAATTTAATTGAAGATGAGTTATAATTTGTTGCATTTGTGTCGAAGCAGGAGTTTTATCTGGTATATAACCAAATACAGATTGTGCCACTCCTTGTAAATCAGCTGAAATTTGATTGATCGTACTAAGTTGTTCTGGATTTTTTAAAAGCTCTAAAATTTTGTTAACTCCTTGATAAGAAGTTAATACCCTATCGTAAGAAGCTTCTGCTTCTTCTTTAGCTTTAGGATCAAACTTTTTTAAACCATAGAGTTCTGCTTGTTTATCTACTGCATATTTTCTAGCTGCAACTTCATCTTGAGAAATTTTTAATTTAGTTGCAAGCTCCATTAAATCCATATCTGCATCTGTTTTTCTTTTTTCTTGTTCTAAGAAAGCATCTAATGCACCTTCTCCCGCTTGGCCAAATATTTGAGCCACACCTGCTAGACCGGGTTGTGTGGTTGTTCCCTTCATTAATCCTAATGCAAGTTTCATTAATGGAACATTAACGCCGTATCCTTCTTTTCTTTCTGTAGCTATCTCATCCATAATTTTACGTAACTGACTTTTAGTTGCTACTTCGGATGGGTCGGCAGGAGTTTCGTCTTTAGGTTTTGTTGGGGTTACTGGTTTGTTAAACGTTTTTTGTTCATATTCTTTAAATTTTTGATCAATAACTTTATTACCGGTTGTATAAACTTTTGCTACCTGATTATTAGGAACGTCGTCACTTGTTAGTTTAGTTAATTCAGAACGAATAGAAGGGTCTTTTTGTATTTGTTTTTCTATTCCAGATACTTCTGTATCTGCTCGCATTGCTTGTTTTTGTTTTTCTTCGCTTAAACTTTTTGGAGTAGCATCTGTTCCTACACCCATAAAATAAGCTTTATTAGGATCTGCACCTTCTACATTAAAAAATTTTGCTCCTGAATAACCTGGACTACTTCCAGTTAAAAATTCCATTCCTAAATTAATAGGCGCGGCACCTAAATCATACAAAGCAGCTCCTGCTTTTTTTCCTTCTTTTACTAAAGATTGTCCTGCTGATTTTAAAAATCTACCTGCAGGAACGTCTTCAAAATAATTCGCTTCACCGCCTTTTTTCAAAGTAACGATTCCACCGGCTTGAAAACCTTGTACATATTTTTTTCTAAATAGTTTTCTCTGTAATACTTTACTCATTATTTACCTGCAAATGCTGCGAATGCACCTAACCCAGTTCCGATCGCTTGAGCTGCTGGACTCGTAGTTGGCGCAGCTGTTTGACCTATAGATTGTTGACTGGAAGGTACTCCACGTTGAATGTCACTAATAAAAGATAATCTTGTGTAAGGATCTTGAATACCTCTTTCTGTAGTTTGTCTTGCTGCATCTAATCTTGATTGTTCTGTAGCTTGAGCTGTAGCTCCTACTTGTCCTAAAGCGGTAATATCTTGAGCTTGTCCTCTCATTAAAGCATCTGCAGCAGATAATCCTGTTTGTGCTTGTAAAGCTTGGTTTTGTTGGAATGCACCTAACGCTCCTCTAAACGCTGATTCTTGTGCTTCTCCTATTTTCCCAAGTCTTGCTCTTTCTTGTTCTGCTAATTGAATACCTTCTCTTCCACCACCAAATGCTCCTGATTCAATAGCTTGTGCAGCTGTAGCTTGTTTTCCAATCGCAGCTTGTCTATTAATTTCATCAATGATGTACGATTGATAAGGATTTAAATATTGTTGAAACTGTTGAGACGTGGGAGTCATTGAAGCTGCAGTTTGTGCTCCTGTAATTGAAGGAACACCTACACCTGTTTGTCCAGCAAGTGTAGCGGCTGCTTGTTGTTCTGTTGTTAAACCAGCAGTTTGAAAAGCAGGTAAGTTTAAAGGTTGCGCAGCAACTCTTTTAGCTTCATCCATTAATCCAAGCCTTCTAGCTTCAATCTCTGGTGCTTCTCTAATCGTTTGTACGTTTGTTGTGTTAGCGGGTGTTGAACCGCCTCCACCTCCTCCGCCTGACATTAATGCACTCCTCCTATAAATTTATCCATTTGAACATGATTAAAATGAAAACCTAAAGGTTCTAACATTTTTTTCCAACCGGGTCTTCCGTATACTTCTATTTTTTTACATCCACAGTTATGAAAAGCCCATTGTTCAAAATCTTTTATTTTATCTACCCATAAAGGTAGATCGTTTCCTGTTGCGATGTTTACAATACCTACGTTATAGTTTGGATACTTAACAATTTCAGAAATACAAACTCCTTTAACATTTTCTTGATCATCACTAATAACCCATAATTGTTTTAGTCCTTTAACACATAATTCTTTTACGTGTTCTTGATTCATAAGCGTTCTTCCCTCATGATTTCTTTCTAAAGCTTTTTGAACATGTCCTTTGACCAAAGGCCAAATTTTTTCAATTTCCTCTGGCTTAAAATGAATTAAATGCATTAAGCGCTCCTAGCTAGCTTGTCTAACGCAGCCATTTGTTTGTAGAAAAACTCCGCTCCCATTTGTCTTTGTTGTTCTTTATCTTTTGGACTAGCTCCCATTGCGATTCCCGCCCCCCGTACTGCGGCAGATTTAGTTACAAATTCGCCATCCGCAAGTTGAGCAAGCATTGTATCTTTATTTTCGGAACCTTTACCATTAGCATCTACGACTAATTTACCAGAAGTTCTTTTGTAATTTTTTTTATTGTTTTCATCTTTATTTGTTTTTGAAGGAAGTTGGTCTACTAAAGCTCCATCTTTAAAAGCTGAAGTAGATTCTTGTGCTGAACCCGGTTGATTGGTAGAAGGGTTTACAATGTCTTTTCCATAAGCTTCTGATAGAATAGCTAATTTATTTTTCATTTCTTCTATTTCTTTCATTAACATTATTTCTCGCATTGCACTTGTGGATTCATTTATTGCTTGAAGGTCTCGATCACTTGCTGGTGTTAAATTAGCAATACCTCCCTCTTGCATATTAGCATAAGGTTTTTCAGGGAATTTAGACGGATCTATTTCTTGTCCTCCAAAAGGTCTAAACGCTTCTGGTTGAGAATAATAAATTAAATTTGCTCCTGGTGTTTTTGGTGGTGGAGGAGTTTTTGGATCAAAGACTCCCGCAGCATATAAACCTGCTCCTAGTGTTCCTGCTCCAACTCCTACTTTTAATGGATCAATCGTTCCTTCTTTTGGTCCTGATTGATATCTAAACAGATCTGAAAAACTTTCTAAACCACTTCGTGTTTTATCTAAAAAGCTAGGAGATGGTTTAGGTGTTCCAAGGGCACTACTAGCAGCTTGCTCCGCACCTATTTGTGCTAAAGAAAGTTGATTTGGATCAGCAGCAAAACTAGAAGTTGCTGCAGTTTTTGCGGCTTCCGTTGCTCCAACTGTAGTAGCATCTTTTGCACCAGCAGAACCTGGTCCTAAGACTGCTCCTGTCGCAGCACCTAATGCTGCGTCTTTTAAAATATCTCCACCTCTTTTTCCACTTAATGCACTAATTCCACCCGATATAAGGGCTCCATAAACTATTGAGGCTGTGACTGGATCCATGTAATTTTAGCTCCTGTTATAAATACGTATTTAATAGAATTTACCTAATTTTAGCGCATTCGTCAATGAACCTAGCCTTAAAAGGATAGTTACCATGATGAGTTATTTTAGACTCTACATAGGCATAAATCCGTCCACCCGCCTTGCGAAAACGGTCACAAAAAGCAAAGTCTTCACCTATAATTTGACCCGTTTCTTTGTTAAACTCTGTGTCCCAAAAGTTATAAGAATGTTCAAAAGACTTGGTAGTTTCGTTAATTAAATGATTCTGACGTACTTTTAACTCTGGATAATACTGAATCATTCTTTCTATTGCTTCTCGTTTTAATAACATACATCCGGTAGGACCTCTTTCTATTTCTAAACATCCGTTTTCTAATTCAAAATCATCTTCATTTAATATCTTTAAAGGAAAATGAAATCCTCCTTGGTTCATTGGTATCTGGTAATTCTCATACATTTCTTTTGCTTTCTTCCAATCATACCACTTCATTGGATAAGGTATTAACACTACCTCTTTATCCATTGCTAACATGGTAAAAATATCTTTTTCATAAAACTGAATATCCGTATCTACAAATAACATATGCGTATAATTAGAACTTAAAAAAGCTGCTGTGCAGGCATTTCTTCCAAAAGTAACAATAGAACTTTTATGTAAGTGTAAAGTAATGGGTACTTTTTGTTTATGGCATTCTGCTTGTAATAAGAATACCGATCGCATGTAATGAATATCCACTTGACCCATGGTAGGGGAAGTTAAATATAAACTAGTCTTCTTTAGGTTCGAACTCATCTGCAAATCTCCCTATGTATTGATGTTCTCCTACATGCATAATAGGAGCATCGATTAATCCAAATAATTTTCCACCGATACTTTTCCATAATCGACAAAAACCAAAGTCTTCCCCCATATAGGTTTTTGTTTCTTTGTCATGAACACAATCAAAGAAATTATAGTAAAAAGGTTTTTCTACATACTCTCCATTAATCACTGATTGTTGGTTTATTTTTAAATCAGGAAACTTATCCATTAATGTTTCAAATACAGATCGTTTAATTAATAAACAACCTGCAGGAGCATGAGTAATTTCTGTAATGCCGTTATGCACGGTAATATTGGTAGAGTCTTCTAAACGCACAGGATAACTACAACCCGCTGTTTTTAAATCATCTAATGTTTTAATTTTACCTTTATTAAATTTTTCTAACATCTTACCCCATTGCATACTTTTCAATGGATAAGGTACACAAATAATATCTTTGTTGCTTTTAATCATTTTATGAATAGTTTCTGGGTTAATAAAAATATCAGAATCTAAAAACAATAAGTGTGTACCCTTTGTTTCTAAAAACGAAGATACCGTTAAATTTCTACCTTGTGTAACCAACGATGATTTATGAATAATAAAAGAAGTGCTAATATCTTGTTTAAAAAAGTATTTCTGTAGTTCTAATACACATTGGGTATAATGAATAGAAGCTTCGGAATGAACAGGTGTTCCTACACATAAAAATATGTCTTTAGATTCTTCTTTAGGCTTTTCTTGATTCAACCATAAAGGTTTACTTGCGTCTGGCACTCAAAGCTCCTTGTAAAAACTGGTTCCACTTCTGAGCTTGACCTTCCCAATTATAAAATCGTTTG